ATAGACGGCATGCGCGGTGAAGGTGAAGCTCGCGTTGGCACCAAGACTCCAGGCGAAGACCATCTCGCAGGGCGTGCCATCGATCGCCTGTGTAATCAGCGTGCTGTCGGCGAAACGCACCTCCACCCGACCGGTCAGCGCGGCCATGCCGGGGTCGGCGCCCTCGATGCGCCCGTCCGAGCGGATGGTCTCGATCCGGTCGAGGCCGTTGGAATAGGTCACCTCGGCGGAAATGACGTTGCCGAGCGGCGAGCCGTTGCGCGTGATCGCGCCGTTGAAGTGCCCGAACCGCTGCAGCGCCAGCGAGGTGGGCGTGCCAGCGGCCGTGGCCGCCGCGACGCTCTCGCCCTGCGCGACCAGCCGCGCCGTAGCGGTCAGCAGCCCCGACCGCGCCATCTGCCAGGACAGCTGATCGCAAACGCAGCCGGTGTACATCGCATAGCGCGGAACCTCGGGCATCGCCGTCTCGATGGCCATGCTCGGCAGCGTCCAATTGCCGGACTGGAAGGTATGGGTCTTGGGCGTTGTGCCGGAGGTGACCGGCGCGCCGAAGGCCGCCTTCAGCCACAGCCCAAGGTTCTCGACGTCGATCGGCACCACGACATCGCCATCGGCAGTGACGGCGTCCTTGATCGGGGCCAGCGGATCGCGCCCCTGGCCCAGCAGTTCCGAGGCGATCAGCGGCTGTTCGGAGCCGAGCGTGGTGCTGGCAAACGGCACCGTGCGGTAGCCCGTGGCGGGCGCGGTGCCATAGACGGATTCGAACGCAAGCGCCATCTGCGCCCGCGCCCCATGGGCTCGTGCCATCGTGTTCTCCTGTCGTTTGTGGGGTCAGGCCAGCGGGTCGGCCGTGGAATAGTGCAGAGTGACCGGGATCACCGCTGCCTTCAGGCTGGCGGCACCCTCGACCGGCAGGTCAACCGGACGCGGCGCTTCCGCCTCGACCCAGTCGCAGAGCCCGCCCAGTGTGCGGTCGGCGGCAAGCGCTGCGCCGATGCTGGCGCAGAGGGTGTCGAAGGCGGCGTCACGGGCCGCACCCTGCACGACGGCCTCGATCTCGGCCCGGTGCTGGTAGTGGTAGCGCAGCGGCGACAGCGTGACCTCGGGCTCGCCGGGCTCACCGTCGCGCAGGATCAGGAGACCTGCGGCGGGCACGCGCTCGGGCAACACATCACCGCGCAGGGCGGTGGCGGGCAACGCCGAAAGCCGCGCGTGCAACGCGGCGAGGATGGTTTCGCGGGGGGTGGGCATGTTTTGTCCGCAGAACTATTCGAGAGAGGTTCTGTTGAACCGATTGTCTGTGTAAGCTTGCCGCACGCCAAAGTGTGGGGCCGTATTCGATGCCAGGGAGTAAACGTGAAAGTCCAAATTCATACAATTGAATCTCTTGCCAAGGACTATAACAGTGAAGTCGTTGTCCCCATGATCTGGCAACCACCGCGATTTGATCGACCTGATTGGATGTGGATTAAGTCGGTGGCTCAAGCTGACGCTTCATTGGACTTGGCGATCCGAGATGTGAAGGTTGGAACAGGAGAAAGCGCGAAGCGCCTTTCCTGCATGCATCGGACACAGCCAAGAAGAAATTTCACTGTATTCTACAGGAGATTGGCAGTTCACTCGATAATGGTAGTTGGCGTTGGACGTCACAATGGGGCGAATACCAAGTACACAGTGGATTGGGCTGACGGTCGCTCAAACCGGATTGACCTCAAAAAAACGGTTAGCTCGGCAGAACAGTATCTCGTGAATCCCATTGGCGGCGTTTTCGGATTTGAGACCATGGACCCGGTGTTGAACACTTTTTTCATGCAAGCAACGCACGTTTCTTGATAAAACTGCGTTGGATGGTGGTTCCTGACGCTGTCTATGAAGCAAGCGTACTCCATCTCGCCACGATCAGCCCCGGCACACCGTCGACCGCTCGCTCGGCATCCCGCGCGAGGTCCAGCCGCTTCGGCAGCTTGACCTGCGGGACCAGCAGAAAGATCGGCGCGGTGACGACGCCCCGGCCGGTTTTCGACTTTGACTCCACGGCGCGGCCCTTGGTGTTCAACCGTCCCTCGGCCACCAGCAGGCTTGGACCCCTCCGGCGATAGATAAACCGCAGGCGCAGGCCGGTGCGGCGTTCCCATTCGCCGGGGGTGATACGACCGCGGCGCGTGGATTTGCCCGCTGCTGGCGTGGGAATCGCCAGCCAGAAGCCGTTCTTCGAGCGGATAAGCGGCCCAGTGTCATGCGCGCCGATGATCACCGGGGCGTTCGACCAGACCAGCGCCGCCGCGTTCAGGCTTTCGCCGGACTTCGGAAAGCTGGCGGAGCGGATCGAGTTGGCGAGGCGCGTGCCCAGCCCCGCACCGGTGATCTGTGTGCGCCAGGCGGATTTCAGGCCGGTGCCAGCCTCGCGCATGGCGGCGGTGACGGCACGTTCCCCCGCTGCGACCTCGGCCGCCATCAGGGCAACGATGTCGGGATCGATGGCAAGTTTCAGTTTCATGCTGGGCACAGATCGACAGTCCAGACCAGCCGCTCGCGATCACGGATGGGCTCGCCCTGAATGAGGAATGCCTCGGCGTCGATCTCAATCCGATCACCGGGGCGCGGGTTCGGCACCTCGGCCACGCGCAGATCGATGCGCGTGGTTGCGGACCAGAGCCGGGCGTCGCCGAAGTCGGTGACGGCATCGGCGCGCCGAGCGACGACGCGCACCAAAACTGGTGCGCCGCCATCGGCGATGTAGACCGCGTCCCGCCCCATGTTCGGATCAGCGAAGAGCGCGCCGACAGCGGCGGCAAAGGCCGACATCAGAACGCGCCGTTCAGTCGCACCCGGCCGATCAGGTCGGTGGCCCCGCCTGCGACAGCCTCAGTCGCCACGCCGATCAGCGTGTTCGAGGTCAGGGTCTTGGTCGTGTTCTTCGCCGTGTTGTCCCAGTAGATCTTGTCGCCAGCGGCCCATGCCTGCGAGGCGACCTTCTTCAGATCGTAGACGCCCTCGACCGCGGTCTCGACCGCTTCGCCAAGGGCGGCGGTGCCAGAAGCGACGCCGAAGATGGCACCGACGAGGAGGCCATCGCCTGATGCTACGGCGTAGGGCGCGGTCAGGGTGATAATATTGCCGGGCTGGACGTAGTTTTTCATGGTGGGGATCCTTGTGGAAAGACGATGGGCGGCCCGTCAGGACCGCCCGCGTGTCAGGGTTTAGGATAGGGGCATTACGCGCCTGGATTCTTGTACAGGCCGCGCCAATCGATGGCCTTTGCCCCGAAGTCGAGGCGACACTTGATCTCGACTCCGTCGACATCAAAGCCGTTTCGGGTCTCGATATAGGCACCCTGCTGGCCCTCCAGGTAGGCATACTCGATGGTGTCGATCTGGTTGGGGCTGGCCGCGAGATACCAGGCGGTAGCGCTGGCAGCATCCAGCCGGGGCTCGCTGATGGGTGAGAGCGTCCGGATCGACTGCGGCACCACCTTGGTGCTGTCGGCGGGTACGAGGTTCTGCGCCACCAGCTGCTCGGCCTTCAGTTCCAATGCGGCGGGCACGATCAAGAAGGCCGGGCGGATGTTCAGCACGGTCTTCTTGTCGAACCCGGTCTGCAGCGCCATCGCCGCCCGCGCCGCCCCCACCGCATCGACCGCCAGCGCCGTGCCTGTCCCGGCCAGGTTCTTGTGCGTGGTGTGGAACAGCGCGTTGCCATCGGCCATCGCCGGGTTGGCGGTGATGATGCCCCAGACCACATCGCTTTCAAGTTGGGCGATGGAATTGCCATACATCGCCGGGATCCGGGTGAAGGCATCGAGATCGTCGTTGATCAGCGTCTGGCGCGTGATCGCAACCACCCGGCCGTAGGTCTTGACCTTGTAGCTTTCCTTGGACTCCCCGAGCGTGCCGCGCTTGAACTCGCCGCTTTCGCCCACTTCCAGCAGTTGCGGGGCCTCGCCCAGCTGAACCCTGTTCATCGCCTTGAAGTCGGTGGCGAGAACCTGGCGGCAGAACAGCATGAAGGTGCGCGGATAGGTCTCATAGGCCTGGCGCAGGGTCTTGTTGGTGACAGCGGACAGGATTTCGGGGAAGTCGGAGGTGGAATGCAGCGAGCGCGTTGCAACCTCGTCGCGCGACAGGCCGCGCGTGTTGACCCCGGCATTGGTCAGGCTTTCGCGGGCCAGTTCCAGAAGCGACATGCCACGGTACTGGCGGGCAGAGTCGTCCAGTTGGAACAACGTCGGGCTGTAGCGGTGCAGCAGCGCATTGGCCACGGCGTCGCGGCGGGTCACGCGTTCATCCCGGCCGCCGAGCGGGATCGAGACATGCGGGAAGGTGCGGGTCTCGTCGGATTTGGCGGCGACCTGATCGAGGATCAGGCGGCGGGATTCATCGACGGTGACACCGCGCTTGACCAGATCCTCGGCAAAGCCGCGCTCAAGGTTCAGGCGACCCGCCAAATCGTAGATGGTGGAGACGCGGTCGCGTTCACCCTCGCGCGCACGGGTGGCGATGGCTTCGGTGTCGGGCGCGATGGGCTGTGACAGCGCGCGGGTTTCGCTGGTGCGCACCTGAGGCTCGGCAGCGGCATTGGTGGGATCGGTCATCTGGGTCTCCTCGGTCGCATGGGGTTCGGCGGCCGCTGCGGCCGGGGGCTGGGTTTGATCGGTCATCGGGAATGCTCCTTGTCGTTGGGCCAAAGCGTCCCGGCGATGAAGGACGCAGTCGTGAAGGCGTTGCTGGGCGCGGAAGCCTGCGGCGGGGTCGGCCCCGACCGGCACAGCGGAAACCTCGAACGGCGTCCAGTCGA